CTTTCACGTACATCTGACACAGACAGATGGCGTTACTTCTTCCAAGATTTTGTCGCTATGGCAGATGTCCCAGAGGAGGTACGTATACGTACTGACTTTGGTAGTCTTATTGCTATTCTTGGTGCTGGTCACGGTGTTGACTACACTAAAGTACTTCGATCTGAGAAGGACGTTGATGCTGAACGCAAACGCATGGCACAAGCTAATGCGCAAGCTGCAGGTATGGAAGCTCAAGCCCAGAATCAAGGTATGTAATTATGACGACAGCAGGACAACCAGCTACTCGTGAAAACGCAAATCCAGAAGGTACAGCAGCACCTAAGCAACAAGCACCTGTATCTCCTAACGACAATTGGCAAACAGATCCTAATCTAGATGCCAATGGTAATCCAAAAGAAGGTTTCCAGACTTATCCTAGTGGCAAGCCAGATGGTGAACAACCGCCTGCTGATCCACAAGGCGATCCTAAACCAGAAACTCCCTCAAGCAAGCCCGAGGCTCCTGCAGAACCAGAGGTTAAATATTCGAGCGAGCAAGCTGAACAGATCAAGTCATTTATTGATGCAGCAGATCTAGATGTAGATGCTACTGTAGCAGAAGTGAATAAGAACGGTGTTACTCCTGAAATTATGGAAGCACTGGTTGAAAAGCATGGTGAGGCAGTAGCCAATCTAATTGCTGGACAAATGGAAGGCTTAGCAGAACAGCGTAAAGCTGAGACTGCAGCAAAAGACAAAGCAGTGTTTGACCTAGTAAGCGAAGCATTCAAGGACATTACCGACCAGAGCGGTGAAGAATCTTGGAAAGAGTTAGCTAAATGGTCTAAAGACAACTTTACAAAAGAGCAACGTGCCGAAGTTAACGGTATGCTCGAACAAGGCGGTTTAGCAGCTGAATTAGCTACTAAGCACCTAATCGAATCCTTCAAGGGTTCTGACCAATACCAACAGCCCGCGCAGCTGCAGACAGAAACCAATATCGATACTGGTGAAGTCTTTACTCCTATTACTAAAAGTGAGTACACTATGAAGTTGCGTGAACTGGAAGGCAAAGGTCACGTCTATGGCGAATCTACAGAGATGAAACGCCTAGATGCTCAACGTATGAAATCAATGCAAAGGGGCTACTAAGCCTCTGACATAATAGGAGTTATTTATGTCAATTATCGGTCAAGTCACAGCGAATCAACCAGTACGCGACGGTCACCAGGGTGGTGTCGATACAGGTAATATCAACCCATTGTACATTGAACAGTATGGTGGCGAGGTTGAACATCGCTTTCTGAAGAAGTCGTTCATGCGTCAATTCTTCAAGTTCAAATCAGTGCGCGGTACAGATACTATCACTAATGATCGTATCGGTCACTCGCAATTACAGAAAGTTGTACGTGGTGTACGTCCTACTGACCACGCACCTACTTTCGATAACATCTCTGTTAAAGTAGATACCATTGTACTAGCTCGTACAACTCAGTTCTTACTTGATGACTTCCTAGCTCATATCGACACTCGTAAAGAAGTTGGTATGGAACACGGCATGGAAATCGGTAAGTTCTTCGATGAATCATTCGTGATCATGGGTATTAAAGCTTGCCAGATCACTAACGTTGATCCTGATGGTAATAAACTTGGTGGTTGGGAAGGTCAAGCTCCTACTAACATCGAGCGTTCAGCACCTAAAGGTTTCCAAGGTGGCACTGTAGTAATTCTTGGTGCTCCTGGTGACGAAGAAGACGGTCTGAAGCTTACTCAAGCTATCTACGACATGTGTAAAGAAGTCGAGAAGAAAGACGTTGAATTGGAAGGTGCTACTATCTTAGTACGTCCTGACCAATACTACGCTCTATTAGACTCAGATAAGTTACTTAACGCTGACTTCTCTGCTGCTAACGGCGACTACGCACAAGGTACAGTATTGAAAGCGAACGGCGTTCGTCTTCAAATGACCAACCGCTTCCCTGCATTAGCTGGTGGTGCTGTAACAGGTCACTTCCTGTCTAACGCAGGTAACGGTAACGCTTATGACACTACTGCAAACGATGCATTATGTGTAGCATTACTATTGATGCCTAAAGCTTTATTGGCAGGTGAGACTATCCCACTTACCTCTAAAGTATACTACGATGACAAAGAACTTCAATGGTTCATTGACTCGTACCTAGCATATGCTGTAACACCCAACCGTGCCGAGCACGCTGCTGGTGTGTTCACTTCAGCTGTAAGCTAATCCCATG